GGCCAGGGTGTAGACGCTATCCACGCCGGCACGGGTTGAGCCGTTGGCATAGAACACGTTGGTACCGGCCCGGATCGCGCCCCAGGTCTGGTACTCGATGGTTTCGGCCGCCTGCTCGCCACACAGAGTGGAGGCATCGGACAGCACCGGATCTTCGGCCAGGTCGTTGACCACATCGGTGATCTCGGTCCACGCGCCCCACTGCTTGATCTGAACGGTCACGTCCTCATACGCCATCTGCTGAGCGCTGGGAGTAACGCCTTCAGACAGCGGTACAGTGACGTTGGCGAACGGCACCGGACGGCGGAATTTCACCGTATCGGCCTTGTTCTTCGGCAGCGGCTTGGATTGACCAAACTTGGACAGAACCAAGATCGGCTCTGCGTGAGAGAGCATTTCAGTTGCGGCCCAGGCGGCGGTGCGCTGGGAAATATCGCCATAAGCTGTAGTAGCCATGATGAGTTACCTCGTCGGATTGGGAGAAAAAAAGACTTACCGCGATTTCTTTGCGGCGTAGTGTTCAAAGGCCGCGTCAAAGTCATCCGGCGCCCCGCTCCGCTGCCCCGCTCCACGGCGGCTTACGGTCTGGGCATTTGCCAGTCGGCTTTGGCGCTTGTCGTGCTGTGAGGCACGGCTGTTGTCGTCACCCGCTCCTGCTCCGGTTGCACCCTTGTAGAAATCCAGTAACGCGGACGCATCGTCGGCGCTGTCAGATCCTGCAAGTTGCTGGATGGAGGGGTTCTGCGATTGCAGCCATTCCTGAAACTCGGGCGCATTGACCACTTCTCGCCAATCGGTGTGCCGGCTTTCGAGGCGGGCATACTCGGTCTGAAGTTGTTGCTCATGGGCCTGCTGTTGTATGGGCTGCACAGTGGACCGCAAGTCTGCGATCTCCTGCTCTAGCTGCGCCTGTCGCTGCTGGTCTTTGGAAAGACGAGCCTCGAAGGCGCGGGCCATGTCGGGGAAGTCTTCTTTGAACGTCTCCCAGTCTTCCATTCCCATGGACTCGGCCATGTCCTGGCGTTGCTGGTCGTCGCTCTGGGCTTCTCCGTCAGGGCTTTTCTGCTTTGCAGCTTCCAGCTCTTGAGCCTTGCGCTGCAATTCGTTGATTTGTCTTTGGTAGGCGCCCAATCGTCCACGCTGCGAAGCGTCGGAGTGCCGTAGGCGCTCGTTTTCAGCTTCCAGTTGCTGCAGGCGCTCGGACACATCGGCTTCAGACTCTTGATCCTCATCGGTGTTGTCGCTCAGCTCCTGCGGCTCGCCGTCTTCGGCAGGCGGCGTGTCCCGGTCTGCGTGATACTCGTCGCGCTCATCGGCAGGGGTTGAGCCTTTTGCGTACTCCTCAAAAGCTGCTTCGAAATCCTGCTCGTTGTCGTCAACGGCATCGGTTTCCTGCGGCTTATCAAGCGGCTGGTCGGTCATGGTAGCGGTTCTCCCGAACGGCTTAGGTGATTGCCCTGGTGGGCGGTCAGTAATCCGGGCCGGGCTGAATGTCCGGCTCGGGGTCTTCGCTGGCGTGCGCCAACAAATCATCAATTAAGCGGATCTCGCCCCGGAGCTTGTCATCATTGGGCGACCCATTTATCAGGGACTGGACGCGCATAGCCCGGCGCTCCTGAACCCATTGCTCAACGGCTTTCCAGGTTGGGGTGTGGCGGTCGATCTGCATCAGTAGCTATCAAACCCCATGTTCTGATTGCGCACTCGGGCCAGGCGCTCATTCTGGCTGTCGCTCAGCTCAGCGGCTTTGGTTTGGCGCTGGGAGGCCAGGGTGGCGGCCGTCTTCTGCATTTCGGCCTCCAGGCTCTGAGAGTGCATGCCCACTTTTGCCTCAAGCTCCGCCATGGTTATGCCTTCCTTGTAGGCCAGCTCCATGCGATCTTTCTCCTGGCGCGTCTGCAACTCAGCGGACTTGTACTGTTGCTCGAATTGCTGCTCCTGAGACTTCAACTGCAACTCCTGCTCTTTGATTTGCAGCTCTTTGATTTTGATCTGGGTCTCCGGGTCGGGCTCATCGCCTTTCTGCTGCGCCTTGCGCGCCATTTCCTCGTCCGTGTAGGCCACCGAGTCAACCGGCACCTGCAAGGTGCGCAGGATCTCCCGGTACAGCCCCGCCCAGTTGGTCAACTCGGCAAAGATCGGATTGTTGCCAGCCACCTGAGACAGCGATAGCAACTTCTCCTGCTGCTCCTCCCGGGCAATCAACACGCTGGTGCCTTTGGCAACAATATCGAAGTCGCCCTTAATCTCCGGGCGGTCGGTGTACATCATGTGGTAGTCGTAGAAGCGGCGAACCAGTGGCGCCGTCACACCGTCATCGAAGTTCTTGGTGGCGCTGCGCAGCACGATATTGCTGTTGTTCATTAGCATCTGCATGCCACCCAGGGTCTTTGAGCCCGGGCCACCGCCTACGCCCTCGCCTTGCAGCAGAATCGGAAGATTGGTTTCGGTGTCTGCCAAGCGCTGGGCGGCCTCGAAAATGGCAAACAGGTCGCCCTGGTTGTTTGTGATCTGGTAGGTGGCAAATGCAGACCCCACAGGTTCCTCGCCGGTATCCAGCCACACCTTATTGGGGCGTAAGGTCCAGTCGCCATCCTGCGGTGTCACGGATCGCTTTTTTAGCACGATCTGAGGGCCTGCAGAAATGCCTGCGTTGTCCATCATCATGCGCCAGGCGGCGTTGACCACCTTCTGTGGCTGACGCATCAGGTACGGCACGCCAAAACCGAAGATGGAGGCGCCGTCTTCTTCCCAGTTGAACACGCTATACGGCAGATCGCCGGTCTCCAGCGGATTGATGGCCGCCTTGATAACGTGCCCGCCCACCATCAGCACACAGCCGGTGTATTCAATGAGCGGGTCGTCTTCAATATCTTCACAGCCACAGGCGCGCAATTCGTCTTTGTCCAGCGGGCCCCAGTATTCCCACAGCTCGTATTTCTTGTCGTTGGTTACCGTGTCAACGCCGGTGATCTCGCGCAGCTGGTGGCGGCGGTCCTCAGCAATGTGGCGGCCCTCGTCGTCTTCCATGGCCTTGCGTAGCTGATTGAGCATGACGCCAGGCAAGTCGGCCAGCTCACGCATCTGCTTGCGGTTAAGCAATTTGCGCTCGAAAAAGAACTCCGCCTCGCTCATGCTCGATGCAGACATATCGGGAAAGGCATCCCACGGGTCTACCCGCTCCAGGCCAGCGCGCAACTCGGTCTGAATCTCCATTACGCTCTGACCAGTTTGAGGGTCAGTCATCCAGGCGCGCCGGGTCCGATTGACCACGGTTGGACCCTTCAGCACACCAGTGCCCAGCATGCAGGCATCTTGAATCACGTCGCGGGCATGAGCGTTGTAGTTGGCTTCGGCAAAATCGTCTTCAATCTGCTGCTGCATGGCCCTGGCGGCTTCGTCGGCCTTGGCCTGCTCGTCCTCTGGCTCTGGTTCTGGCTCCATGCCCGGCATCTGCCCGGCGCCCATTGGCAGGCCGTCCTGCATCATGCCCTGGCCCATCATGTCCGGCGATTGCCCCGGCATCTGCTGGTCGGCCTGCATCATGCCTTCAGCCTTGCTCATGGCGGGCACTGGCGTCGCCTTCAGGCCAAAGTTGGTATCGTCGTTGGGCAAGAGCATGTCGCTCATGCGCGCAATCGCGGCCCGGGTCTTGTTTCGAGTAATGTTAACGAACACCTTGGACGACTTGTTGGCCTCCATGCGGCTTCGCTCGTCCGGTGTGTACTCACCGTGGTACTGGCGCAGATCCTGAAGCCACCGGGTTTCCAGTTGCTGGCGCGCAGACACTTGCTCTTGAGCCAGCCGGTCCAGCTTGGTGCCCAGCATATTCAAGTCTTCTTCGCGCTTGATCTGCTCGGCTTCGTCCGGGTTCATCTGCTCGTCTTGCATTTCAGTATCCTGCAGTGGGGTCGCCAGGGGCATAGCTGTTAATGGCCTGCTGAGCAGGTCGGGTGGTGGCTGCTGACAGCTTCATTACGGCGTAGCGCAGTGCATCCATCAGGTGATCGTTCTCTTTGACGATTCGGCCTTTCTCGTCTCGGCGGTACAGCCGGATTTCGCCCAGGGTGTGCTGCAGCGTGCTGAAAATCTTGAGGCGGCCGGTTGAGAGTCGGTCCAGAACTTCCATCAGCCCGGCCTCCACCGCCTTGTTGGCCTTGTTCAGGATCAGGCCTTCGTCCTCGTACAGGCGCCAGAGTGACTTGCCGTCTGTCTGTGATCTGCCCCGTGCGGCGGTATCAATCACCCCGGGAATCCAGTCACCGCGCAGGCGAATGGCTTTGGCATGAATGGGCGCTTCAGCCTGGCCCCGGTAATGCTCCGAGTAGGCGTACACAATGTCCGTGTCGCGGTCGTGAGCCAGCCAGATGGCGGCCGTTTTCTTCCAGCCAACGTCCAGCCCGTAAACCCGCGGGAACCAGCCAGGGATCTGGAAGGG